AAGTTATATCTTTTCCAAATGGAAAGGGAAGTCCCACTCCGAAGGAATGGTTAGATATGCATGAGTATAAAGATACTCGTGAAGTCATGTATCTTCCTATTTCTAATATGGTAGAAAGAAGTCTTACTACTTTAAAACATGCTAGACATAACATTCCAGATGAAACTGAAATTCGTGCGGTTGTTTACATTGGAGTTCCAAGTGCAACTAATCCAGAGGGAGATTGGAAGAAAACCGCTAAAGATTTTAAGAAAAATTGGAAAGAAATTGTGTCATGGATTTTAAAAAATTTCAAGTATGTGAATCCTGATACGTACGAGGAGTATCCTGGACGTATTGTAGAAAGAACAATAAAAATTTATGGGGCAATTCCTCAAATTAGATCACTTGATCATAGTTTCCCTATGGATAAATTGTATGTCTTTGATAAAAGATAATTAAATTGCGAGCATCGTATAAAGGTAATACTCCAGGTTTCCAACCTGGGAATGGGGGTTCGATTCCTCCTGCTCGCTCCACCTATATATTATATCATGAGTCCATTTGAATACTTAAAAGCCATCAATGAATCTAAGGAGGATTTGATGGTCGACGAAGTTAGTGAGAAGAAATACAGCTCCTTTATTGTTAATAGAGGGCTGTCTTTCTTTATGGATACTATCTTCCAATGTAATGAAATGAACAGAAACTACCATCTCGATCCTCGGCTTCAGTTTGATTACTTTATAAATAGTATCAGAAAGAAAAAGAGGTATAGCAAATGGTTGAAACCTGAGAAACTTGACAATTTGGATATTGTCAAAGAGTATTATGGATTTGGTAATGAAAAGGCCAAAGACGCTCTAAAGATACTCTCTCGGGAACAACTGGCCTATATCAGTAATAAACTGAATCAAGGTGGAGTGGAAAAATGACAGTATCAATAGACACTATGATAGAATGTACCTTGGAGAATCCAGATGATTTTCTAAAGGTAAGAGAAACCCTGACTCGGATTGGGGTTGCGTCCAGAAAGGACAAAACACTATATCAGTCCTGCCATATCCTACATAAGCAGGGGCGATATTACATTGTACATTTTAAGGAACTTTTTGCGCTAGACGGAAAACCAACAAACTTTTCCGAAAATGATCAAGCGAGAAGAAATACTATTGCTAATTTGTTAGCTGAATGGGGTCTTATTACGTTAGTAAGTCCAGCAGAAACTGAGGAATTGATAGTTCCTTTAAATCAATTGAAAATTCTTTCTTTCAAAGAAAAAGATGAGTGGAATTTAACTGCTAAATATAATATTGGAAGCAAGAAGGTAGAAGATGAAACATGATGTTATCACTAAAATACTATAAAATACACCCAAGCGCAAAAGAACCTTTTTTTGCCACTAGAGGGTCCGCGTGTTTTGATCTCCATGCGTGTCTTGATGGAATAGAAAGATATAAAGTTCATCAAGATACACTTGATAGAGAGATTGAAAGACCTCTGAAAAATGGATCTATTCAGATTTTTAACATGGAAAGAGTTTTAATCCCGACTGGATTAATTTTGGATATTCCGCCGGGACATTCAGTACGCCTTCATTCACGGTCTGGTTTAGTGTGGAAACATGGATTGTACTTGACTAATTGTGAAGGAATTATAGATTGGGATTATATTGAACCATTATATGTTATGATGACTAACTTATCGCAATCTCCAAAGAGTATAAATAATACAGATAGGTTATGTCAAGCTGAATTGGTGGAAAAAATTCAATATAATTTTATAGAATCCAAGGAACCACCAGTTCAGAAGACCGAGCGTGATGGTGGTTTCGGTTCAACAGGAACTTAACCATAGGAGTTAATACATGGTAGATAAAGTTTTAGGCTGGATTAGAAGCCTTACAGAAATTGGTTTAGCGCTTATTGCTCTTGGAGTCGTACTTCAAGTTATTTTTGGTGCAACCGTTCCATTCATAGGTCTTGATATTGTTGGATCAGTCTTAGCACTGGTTAGCAAATTGGGCGGCGAAGGATTGGTTGGATTGGCAGCAATTTGGGTATTGTGGGGGATTTACGATAAAAAGTAAATACTTGACAAACTATATAAATATGTTATAATGTAATAAAGGGTGAACAAAAGGATGACGGTCCTTGGATATACTCATAATACAATCCTCGAGAGCGGATTGAATGAGACAGTTCACAGATGGTGCTGAGGCTACCCAACTGGTAACAGTTGGGGGTCACATCTCGCATACCATGCGAGGGTTCTGGTTCGGAGGGTCAAAGCTAACGGAAGTTCGTTCCCCGAAGTTGTAGGTACGCCGAGTCCTACTATCCATCTCACCCTTTTTTACTATTGCTTATGAATGAGTTTCATGATGTAAATTGGTTGATTGATGAGGATTTTATGGAAACAAAATACAAGTTATTAGTTAAAGATTCTGGAAATTATGCTGCAGATTCTTTAACTGAGCTAATTTGGACAGTTTTTAAACATCGCTGCGAACATCTCCTGAGAGGAGAAGGTTGGCGTGATTGAGACGCATCATAGTGATGGTCTCGTAACACAAACTTACCGCCATGTGCTATGGGGTAAGTGTTTTATTAACCTCGCTTTATAAGGAGGCATTATGGTACTAGCACGACACTCCGCGTTTACACCCCAAGATTTTCAGAAAGCAATGGGATTCTCTATAGGATTCGATTCTCTTTTTGATCGTCTTTTTGATATGGACACTACTCGCGATTCGGGGTATCCCCCATATAACATTCGGAAAGTAAATGAACTTCAATATGTCATTGAGTTAGCCCTTGCTGGTTTCTCAAAGGATGATATTGAAGTTGAAGTAACGGAAGGCCAGTTGGCAATTCGTTCTAAAAAACTTGAAGAAAAAACAGAAGTAAATTCTGATGATTCTTTCGTACATAAAGGGATCGCTAGACGATCTTTTATGCGTACGTTTACACTTTCTGATGATATCATTGTAAAGGGTGCGGACCTCAAGGATGGTATGTTGATTATCGACCTTGAAAAAGTGATTCCTGATGAGAAGAAGCCACGGCTGATTCAAATCGGGACTTCTAAATAATGACGCGGGGGCTCACGGTTGGGTGGGAACTCCGCTTGAGCCCCTCACCTTTTTGGAGATAAAAATGGCAGAAGAAGAAACCTATAAAGTTGATACTGGTGAAGAACCAGGAGAAGTTAAAATAGAAGAAGAGGAAGATGGTGGTGTAATATTAGACACATCAACTGGTAAGGGGATGGAAAATATGGAAATCCCTGATAAAATGAGAGCACCAGCATTTGAAGGTGGTAAAACAGTTCGTATCATGATGCATGAAAAATATGGATTTCCTCATGGTATTCAAATCACTGCAGGTATTGCAAATCATAAACCACAACTCGTAGGTAAACCATCAGATGTTGAGAAACATTCAATTTCTGAAGATGATATTATCATTGAGGTTGGTGGTGAGATTCTTTGGCGAGCTTCTGAAGATGGATTTCCAGACACACAAAGAGGACCAGAATGGGTTACTGAAATACTAAATAAAGTAGTTGGTACTGAATCAGAGGACTCAGAAGTGATTGAGCCTGAAAATCAAGAAGTTATTAATTAGGAGATTACAATGGCTAAAGAAAAAGTTTTAGAATTAGAAGAAGAAATTGAAGAAGAGGATGAGGAAGAAGTAGAGCCTTGGCCTGAGGATGAAGAAGACGAAGAAGATGATGACGAAGAAGACGAAGAAGATGATGACGAAGAAGACGAAGAAGATGATGATGACGAAGAAGACGAAGAAGATGAAGAACGACTTTCAAGGGAAGAATTTGATGAGCAAGTTCTAACACCAGAAGGCATTAGACCAACGTCACAACGTGGTATTGAAATGTGGGAAGAATATAATAATCAATTTTGATTTGAGGGAAAATTATGTTACCAGTATTATTATTCAATGTTATTTCTGGTCTTGTAATGGACAAGGCTCAGGATTTAGCGAAAGATCATGTGGAAGATATGATAGACAGCATACTTCCTAAAGAAGCAAAAAAAGAATTAGATAAAGTCATCAAAGAAGATCCAACTCACAAATTCAATACTGCAAAAGAAGCACTAATGGGTGCAGTAGAAGGAAAACTTCCTGTAATTAAAGCAGATGGAAGTTTATTACCTTTGGAAATTACAATCAAACTTAAAATCGATCCAACTACAGGATCATTTGATATTGTTAAACAGTAAAAGGATATTATGGCAGAAACATATAATGGATATTTGACAAAGAATTTTTCATATCCTGAAATGATAAAAAGTTCTACTGCTGATAGGATTGGAGTTTCAAATGATGCAACAAGAGAACACGTTATCAATTTGGTAAATCTTTGTAATTTTATTCTTCAACCAGTAAGAGATGAATTTGGGCCCATTCGTATCAATAGTGGCTATCGTTCTCCAGCATTAAACAAAGCAGTTGGTGGTTCTAAAACAAGTCAGCATTGCAATGGCGAAGCTGCCGATTTTGAATCGAGCAGAATTTCAAATCCAGAACTTGCAACATGGATTGCAAAACATCTAGATTTTGATCAACTCATTCTAGAATTTTATGATGGTAAAGATCCTCACAGTGGTTGGGTACATTGTTCCTATAAAATGGATGGTTCCAATCGTGGTAATACATTAACTGCTCTAAGAGTTAATGGGAAGACGCAATATAAGAAAGGTCTTCTCAAATAGGAGAAGATGTGAAAAAGATAATTATTTTTTTAACAGGATTTATTCTTAAAATATATCTCCAGTTTTTATTCCTTATCGGGGCCTTTTCTGGTCCAATTAAATGGGTTGACAAACAGATCAAATGGTGTTATAATACATTTGACAAATTAGAAATCCCATATCAGAAATATTATTAATGTATTATACTAATGTACAACCTTTTGGCAATAATATTGCTATAAGGGGAGTGAATAGTCAAGGGAAAACTTTTCAAGCAAAGATTCCCTATGAACCTACCTTATATGTTCATTCTCAAAATCCCTCCAAATGGAGAACTTTAGACGGTAAGAAAGTTTCTCCTGTCAAGTGGGGATCTATGAAAGAATCTTATCAAGCAATTAAAAACTATGCCGGAGATGTATTTGGTATAGATCAATTTCAATATGCTTTCATTGCTGATCAATATCCTGGTATGGTCAGTTATGATGTTACAAAAATGAAAACTGCATATATTGATATTGAAGTAGCTTCTGAACATGGATTTCCTGATGCTCAAAGTGCTAATGAAGAGGTTTTAGCTATATCCATTAAGGTAAATGATGATTTCAAGGTTTATGCTTGTGGAGATTATAATCCCGCTGAAGGGGTGAGATATATTAAGTGTACTGATGAAAAAGCATTATTGATGGAGTTTATTAATGATTGGTCTAAAAATTATCCAGATATAATAACTGGATGGAACATTCGTTTTTTTGATATTCCATATCTTGTTAATAGAATCGTTAAACTTTTTGGTGAAAGAACTGCAAAGAGACTTTCACCTTGGG